GCTGCGGGATTATAATACACATGACCTTGTAATTCTTACGAAGGCCACCCATATCATCCCATTCCAGCGTCGTTATGTCCATTCCAATCACAAGACGGATGGTTCCACTGTCCATTTCCAACAGTACACAATTGTATGTGCTCGCATCTGTGTCCAGATAATCCAACGTCCGAACATCCGAAATCCCATCAATTTCCCGAATACGCTGACGCAACGTTTTATTCGGATAACTGGTGTTGAAATCATTGTCCAGATATTTGTCCCATGCGGACGAATAGTATAGGACATAAGGACCAAAATGCTTGGCGTCCTGAATTGTTTGTTTGGCTGCAAGCACTTCATCCAGATGAATCTTTGGTGTCCAACCTGTACTGTCTGGTGACGTGAAGGTAGCTGTCAATTTGCTGGTGAAGTTGGTCATACCATAAATCGTCCCACCACCATAAGCATAAGTGTCAAGACGACCCAAAGTCAACCTCTCTGTCATTTCAGCAACACGTCTGCCAGCCATTTCCCCTGTCGTGGTATCCAATGGAGCACCACTTTGACGAGCCGTAGCAATTTGACGAGCGGAATACTGGAAATCACTGTGGATGAATGGCAGGGGCAGATAGGCACTTTCAAAAATGGGTCTGAAATCCCCACCCAAGCGAAGACCATCCATACTGATGATGGCATTCCCGGTATCATTCATCTTTTGATATTCCAAAACTGTCGTCCCCATTCCATTTGGAATGTTGAACGTCAATCCTGCTGCTCTCAAATCTGCAACCGCTCTCAAACGGTTCCGAGCAATGCGAAGAATGGCTGTATCTAACTGCAACCACGCTTCTTTGGTCAACGTTGCTTGTGTATTGGTACGAACCGTAGTCGGAGTACCATTGCGAGTCAATGTGACATACGATCTTCCGTCCTCACCAATCCAAGGCCGCAAAGCCCCAGCATCCCAATTGGCAGCCTGTAATTTTTCTGCTATTCCAGGGTTGGACGAAATTCCATTATATACAAAATCTATAGGCATTGAAAACTCCTTTCAATCATTGTTTCTCATTAGTTCAAAGTAAACGTTTGTTTCATACTTCTTTTGTTAGACCAACCGAATCGCTTTCAATGCAGCAGCGGCCAACGTTGTGAATGCCGTTTCCGAAGCGTCGATATAACCAATAACTTGTACAACAACTGCCGCAGATGTGGCATTATCCACAGTTTTCAAAGCTCCATTCCCATCACTTATGACAGGTTCACCGGGATCACCAGCTTCACCAAGTGCCACAAGCATGTTGAATACATCACCTGGACCTGCAACAGCCAGTGAAACTATGGCATCTGCGGAGTAATCCGTATCTACACCTTTGCCTTGAAGAGCATCCTCTTGTGCAATCAACCGTTCCGCTCGACCACCCTCAGTGGAATGAGCTTGAACTTCCCCGTCGGATGTTACTTCGCACAACATACCTGGTGTAATGGTCCCTGCGGCCACAAGCTCTTCATGTCTCCATAAAGAACCCTTATTATGTACCTTGTAATACGCCATTTTTGTTCCTTTCAAAAATCCTTATAAACCAGCTTTGTTTTTGAACTTGTTTTGTTTTACCTATCAACCCGTCTTTTTGTCGAAGTTCATCGTCGGGAGCTTCAACGGTTCCGGCAACTTGCCCATATTTGTTGCCACATCCAGTTGACCTGTGTACAACGGAATAATCCGTTGGGGACCATTATCCGTTGGAATTTCAGCCAATCTCGCCATCGCCTGAAGCATATCAAGTTTCAGCGTCTCGAGATGCTCCTTCGTAAACGTGTTGCGTTCATTGGCCATGATGGTTTCAACGAGTCTGGTTTTCTCAGCATTCATCACATTCACAGACATTCGCAAAGAATCCTGTATCTCCAGTGGAGCATCTGCAATATACTGCTCCATCGTCTTGGGTTTTGGCTGTTCATTGGTTGTGACTTCTGTTTTCTTGTCGTTTGTCACAGTCTCCTCTTTCTTCTTGTCATCCTTGTTATCCGTAGCCTTGGACAACTCCTCAGTCAATGCGACAATCGGAGCGAGCATATTTGTTAGCACATCGTCGTCCATAGCCATCAATTTTTCACGATGCTCTTCCGTCCACGAAGTCTTTTCATTGTCGATAAGAGCATCCACAATTTTCTTCTTATCCATCTCATTACCTTTCAATTTTGATTTGTTCTTATTTTCGGAAAGACTTATGACTTCTACATACTTCACTTGTCGTTCCACCAATTTAGGCAGACCATCAAATTGGACGCCATTATCGTTCTTTATGTAATTCTGCAAATATAGTTGACCTTCTACTTCATAAATGAAGTGATTGTCATATGTAACTTCTATATATGCGTTTTCTATTTTAGCCCAAAGGATAGTGTTTAATCCTCTCCGCACATCATCATGGCTCATAACATTTATCACAAGTTTTCGACGTTGTTCATTAAGACGAAGGAAGCCCGCCCCATCTTCAATAGAACAGGCCCCCTTCAAGTCCGGGAGCAAGGCCAAATGATCCGGTTGCATGTTACGAGCAATTCCAATATATTTCTCTCCATTCCATTCCCCAGGCGTTCGCTCCAAATCCATGAACAAACCAGTGGATACTTCCATCATTTCATTTTTGGTAATAGCTTCAGCTATGCGGCAATCCACTGTGTTCATCCGAACCGGGTCCAACCAAGTCTCAGTCCCCAACTTTTTGGTAGCACTATCCCAATGAGTCTTCATCAAAACACCGACTTTGCGAGTAGTCAATTGGTCGGGTTCACATGCAGATACACTTACTCCATTTACTTCCGGATGATAAACAACGACTGGTTTATGATTCCAAACGGCAGGTATCTTTGCTAATTCCTCAGCAGGATAGAATATGGGACCATCACTACCATTGTGGACTCCCTCAGTTATCATTTGGGTAGGTACGACAATCCAATCTTTTCCTTCCATTGAATCTTGTCGAACCAGAGGCTTTTGCAAATTTGTTGTAACATATTCAAATGGCATATGATGGCCTCCTTTATTCCCAGTATAACCATGAGCATGAGCAGCTTGTCCCTGAGCATTGGCTTTTTTCACGGCTCTTGCACGAGCCATAGCATCTCCACAAGTAAAATAATACTTTTTGCCTTGACCACCCCATTTGGCAAAACAACCTTTAGAATCTTTACTTGTGTGAGTCGGCATCGCCTATTCTCAATAATCCCTTATCTTTACAGGCATCCCCATACCTGTTTGCCACCTGTGGAATGATACGTTGATTTTGGAGGAAAGGCAAATAAAAAGCTCGGTAGAAGCCAAAAAACAACTACCGAGCTATCACAAGGAGAAACACAAAAATGAATGATAACTGTCTTATTGATAAACAGTTATGATATTTTTTTATTTGTTAGTTATCCTCTTAAAAAAATTTTTTATTTTTTCGTCTTTTTTATTTTTATAATCCATTAAGGTATATTATTACCTTTTAACCGTCGTGCAGCTTGATCGGCAAAAGTTTCACGTACAAGAACAGTTAGGGTCATTGTTGACATAGCGTCAGCATGTGATTCTACTTTACAAGAAATCACACCCTCAATAAATTCTCCATCCATAGTTATTGGGCAAACAGTACAATCTTGTGTAGGAAAATCTTTTGTAAACGTTAATTTCATATCCTATTCCTTACAATATCAATATAAGGTGGGGGATTGTAAAATCCCCCACCCGTTTCAGGAGGTACTATGAAACTTCTGGCCAACGTTTTCGCTTTGTCAGAGCAACCGACCTTTGGCTGCGGTTTATGCTCAATATTGTTCCTCTGATGGTATCCATGCACAACGACAATTTCCTGCCCACGTCACTTTTCCATTACGTCGGCATAACAATGTATGGAATTTTTTGAGTTCAACACAATGTACCATATCATTGTACAATACTTCCTTCTTCTTAATGCCTGTCCTTGAGTTTACTCTGCTCGTTTGGGCATAACATTCACTCACTATCCACATATCGTGGTTCATAGTATATGTTCCATTTTTGAAGTTCAAAGATTTACCCTTTGTTTTTTGTAATGAATATGATGGACGACGACCAACTTTTATAAGCAATTCCCCTATATCATCAGCCATCCTTTTAGATGATGTTGAATAAACTATACTATCTCTGAAAGTACCACCCATACAAGTATATCCTTTTTTAATACAACCATCACCAGCAGCATAGGCATCCAAAAATATGCGTAAAAATTCAGGTGCAAGTTCTTTTACTTTATTGGGAATGTACTTTTGATAAGACTTTCCAAATTGGCTAAGATAGTCACGAAGTCCCTCATTTTCAAAATATATCTTTTCCTGTCCAGTCCACACCTTACCTTTTTTTGTAAGAGCTTGTGCCACCTCCAAAATACGTTGATACTTATCAGGATTTACTTTCTTGTCTTGGTTTATTACTATTCTCCTTTTATTAAAACAACCTTCACTTAACCACCACCCCATAAATTCACAGAAAAGACGTGCATCAATGTGTTGTCGTTTTATAATCACGGTATTCCACTGAGCACCTATCCACTCTGAAGAACGATAAAAAGCTGTTTCGTTGATAACGTCCTTGGCTTGAATGAACTCCCAATCACGTTTGTTTGTCCAAGGTCTTTCCCGTCTTTTTGCAAACATCTCATGTTCAGGAGTTACTAATAAATCAAAGTTATGGCTTGAAAAATGAATCATCTTTTTCTGATGATGTTTTATTGTAGCTATAATAGGCACATATTCCAAATCAAAATTATTTGGATTAAGACTTAAACATTTCTTTCCTTTTGTCAATTCCGCTACGTTAACCCAACCATTCTTGGTGTAAATATCTGTGTCTTTAGCAAACGAATTGGGATGAAGCGGAATTAGTCCTCTTGCTTCA